GGAGGCAGGCATCATTTTGAGTTCCGAAATGACGGCCATTGTTACTCCCCGAATGGGCGCTTCCTCAATGACGGGCAAGACCTCTTAAATATCCGGAACCTGCTCAATGACCGCCCAACGCGCGCCGAGTTCTCCTCGGGTGATGACAGGGTCTTCCGCTTCCCGAATTACGGTCTCGCCCAATGTTTCGGCACAGGGCCATTACAAGCCAATTGGCGCGTCAGCTTCCCGCGCAGATTTTCACATGTTTCAAGCATTGTCGCGACAACATGGTCGGACGGCGGTGCCTTTCGATATGTCACGATCGGCAACATCACAAATGAGGGCTTTACGATCAAATCCGATATTGGCGGAGCGGGTCTCCAGGTGCAAGCCTTCGGAAAGGAATGATCATGGTGCTGCCACTCTCTTCCTTCCCTTTTCTTTTCAGGAGTCTTGATTGGACACTTCCTTGAGCGCCAATTTTCGTGATTTTGAAAAATCCGCGTGGGTCGGTGCCATCGTTCACGATGGTGAAACCACACACGTCAATTCGATTGGTGAAGTCGCGCAAGACGCCCTTGAAGCCTTTCTCGCCGCTGCCCCGTCCAGGACCTACCTTGCGTTTACCGCGCTCCAAGCCAGACTTTTCTACGAGCGAGGGGGATGGGTGTGGGTTGACCCCGCCACGATGCAGCCGCGCTGGCCGGAGCGATATTATGCCGAATATCGCACAACCGCACCGCAGCCAACACCTGTCATCAGGTGGATCGACACCTGGCTGGAGCCTAATTACCGCGGCATCCCTCCGAAAGAGGATTTGATTCCGGTGACGGTCGATGAGTGGGACGATAAGGATTTCCATAAGCTTGCCGGTAAGGGTGTCCAGAATGGTAAAATTATCGATTACACCCCGACCGCCGTTGATCCCGATCTTGTCGCGCAAGCGATCACGGCTTTGGATAAATTTCGGGCAGAGCTTTTCCGTCGCATTGCGTCTTACAATTTTGATATCCCGCCGGAATGCGTCGCCTACCAAAAGCAGCTTTTGGACATTATCTCGGGTGTCAACGCTCAGGCTGCGACACTCCCCGTTGCGCCAGCCCTCAGTTCGTTGACGCCGCCGCACCCGTCCTGACATGGCGCTCATTCAGTTCCGCGATCTCGCCCAGCAGGGGATCATCAGGGACGTGCCACCACACAGCCTCCCCCTCAATGCGTGGTCAGCGGGTCAAAACGTTCGCTTTCATGCCGGGAAAGCCATGCGTGCGCCTGTCCTCAAAACCTGGGCGCGCCTCGGTAGGCCCGCGCTTTTTTCATGCGCCTATCGGCCCGCTTCGCTTGAAGACTCAATTTTCTTCCTCGGGGACGATCGGCGCATCTATCGGGCCAGCCAGGCGGGTGATGAAGATGTCGCGCCGGAGAACTGGACCCCGCCCGCCTCAAAACTTTCACCGAGTTCAACGTCATTAGGGGACGTGCTCTATCTGAACGTGCCGGGCGCAGCGCCACTATTCTGGGGGCCCGAGAGCAAGAAATTTACGCCGTTGCCAGGCTGGGACAAGGATTGGTCGTGCCGGAGCCTGCGCACATTCGGCAATTACATCGTCGCGCTCAATGTCTCAAAGGGCGGCACGCGCATCCCCCAAATGTTTAAATGGAGCGATCTCACCCTCGCCGGACAGCCCCCCTCCTCTTGGGACGCCAATGACCCGACGACCAATGCCGGTGAAAACGTCTTAGAGGGCCTCTCCTCGCCGATCATCGACGGGCTAGAAATGCGACATGCCTTCGTGGTCTGTGCCTCGGATCAGGCTTACCTTGTGCAGCAGATCAATAATGAGATGATCTTCTCATTCCAGCGGCTGGGCATCAATGGCGGGGTCATCGCGCCTAACTGCGTCGCAGAGGTGAATGGTGTTCATTATTGCTTCGGGACATCCGACATTTACCGCCATGATGGCACCTCAAGGGAGTCGATCGCCGATGGGCGTATTCGAGCCCACGTCTTCGAGACACTCGATCGCGATGCGACGGAAAACTTCTTCACACTTTACGACACGATCAATGGTGACGTGATTTTCGCCTACCGGTCCTCATCGTCGGATGCAGTATTCCAGGGCAAAGGCTGCAATCAGGCAGCAATCTTCAACATCGCATCTTCGACATGGTCCTTCATCGGCCTTCCCAATATCGTGCAAGGCTACGTGGCCAGCCTTGAACAAGGTCAACGTTACCTGGATATGGAAAAAGCTGGCATCTCCTTTGAGCAGCTCTTCGCGACCTATTTGGATCTGGAGGGCGGACACACGCCTTCGATTGTTTTTGCGTCCTCAACTGTCCCTGATATGGCCCCTGCCAGCCGCATTCTAGCCTATGACTTCGTCGATACGGGCAAGCAGAAAAACCTCGCGGTGGAGGCCGTGTGCAATGCCCCCGCCTGGATAGAGAGGACTGGGATTGATCTCGACCTGCAGGGAGCCGATCTCGCAACTTACAAACAGGTCTTGCGCGTTTACCCGCAGGCAAGCTTTGCGAGAAATCCAGACACGGTCAGGATTTCCGTCGGCGGAGCTCTGACACCTGCGGGTGACGATCAATGGAAACCAGCCGTTCTTTTCGATCCTATCAAGCAATATAAGGTCGATGTTCGGACAGGTGGACGATATTTCAGCTATCGATATCAAGTAGACGCGCTTGTCGATTTTGAATTATCCGGTTTTGACTGCGATGTTGCTTCCGGAGGTCGCCGATGACGCATAAGGCACTCACACCATTGGCCTTGCCTCTCGGACAAGTGTTGCAAGAGCTGAAGCAGGAATATGTGGATCGCCGATTTGCCTCCCTGACAGACGTTATCAACGCCCTCGTAGCGCTATGCCCCCAAGCGAGCGACACACCTCCCAAAGACCCGCCTGACGGCGCATTGCGGCTTTCTCGCGGCGATTGGCGTCCCGTTGAGGGTCAGGCGGAAGATAGATGGGTCTATTATGACGCAGCCCGAAAATCTTGGCAGTATTTCTCCTAACCGCGTTCCCGTCGCCATCAGACCAAATTACATGATCAGTTATGAGCGCGGCCCCGTTTGCATTTACGTCCACGCCGATGTCTTCGGCTGGAACAAACGCGTCAAGGCGGAATTCACGCGAGACATCGACATCTTGCAGGCCCTTTTGGGTGAACCGGTCTATGTGGCGGGGCGCGGAGGGGGCGACTTGAAGCTTGCCAAATTCCTCGACCTTTTTGGCTTCCTATTTTGTGGGTCCGTCATCTCCGACGAGACACAAAATGCTGTGCCAATTTTTTGCCGACCTTTCCCGGGGAAACCAATCCTCATCTTTCAACATTAGCGGCCTGCTTTGGGCCATAAGAAGGCTCCATGGGCGGATCATCCTCAAAAACAACGCAAAACTCCCAGACATCACCGTGGGCTCCTCAAGCGAGCCAAATCCAATATGCCTTCAATCAAGCGCAGAATATTTACAACCAGCGCCAAGCCGCCGGACCCTACACAGGGGATCGCGTCGCTGGGTCGAACGCGCCGATGAGCAACGCCATCTCAAACGCCAATGCATTCGCAAACGGGCCGGGGAGCAGCCTCGCCAACGCGCAAGTGCAATCAGGTCAGAATAGTTTGCCCGGAGCGTTGAACGGCTACCTCAATAATGCGCAGAATTTTGCCAATCAAGGCATTGGTGGAGCATCCCAATCAATGCCCGGACAGCTTGGCCAAGCTTTAAACAATGCAGGTGGTACGGGGGGCAAGGCGCTCGACGGTGCGCAGTCGAACATGTCGAACGTCATCAATCAGGCGATGAGCGATCCGACGCAACAATTGGCGCACAATGCCCAAAGCTACATGAACAGCTCTGCCGTGAAATCCATGGTCGATGCGACAAACGCCAACATTGACCAGACGCTCAACCAAACGACTTTGCCAGGCATAAATCGTGCTGCGGCGTCGGGCGGCGCTTTGAATAGTTCGCGCGCGGGAGCTGCGAATGCGCAGGCCCAAGGTCAAGCGGCGCTTGCGAAAGCCCATGCGGACAGCAGCATATACAACAACGCTTACAATCAAGGTTTGAGCACCGCCGCAGGGCAACGCGCATCGGGTCTCAGCACGGCAGCAGGCGCTGCGCAATCTCAAGGCGCGATGGGGAATGCCGCTCTCATGGGCGCTGCGGGTTTGCAGCAGAATTACGCATCCAACGACTTCAACGCGCGCCTCGCTGCGAATGGCCAAATGGGTAACGCTGCCAGCCTCGCCAATAATGTCGCAAATAGCGGCATGCAAAATGCTTTGAATAATTGGATGCTCGGCTCCGGTGCAGGTCAGGCGCAGAACACGATGGACCAGAATGCGCTCAATAACGCTTACCAGAAATGGCAACAGGGCAACGGTTATAATCAAGGCATATTGAACGACTATATGAACACAGTCGGAAGCCGGAATTGGGGCGGCGTTTCCAACGGCACATCTTCATCAAGTCAATCCTCCAATCTCGCGGGAGATATCTTCGGCGGCCTTTTGGGTGGCGCCAGCATCGCTTCGAGATTCTTTGGCGGGGGGCGGTAAGGCCAGCCATCAATGCCCATGGAAGCGATCGACATCGCACTTGCGATGAACAATGTCCCCTCCGCCATGGCGCCTTATTATCGCGCGATGTATCAGCAGGAAAGCAGCGGAGGGCGCGCAAGTCGCAACGGCATGCAGATGACGCATGCGACAGCGCGCAATCCAGGTTTTGGTATCAAGCCTTACCCCGAGGCAGATCTGAACGACCCCATCCAGTCAACGATTGACGCTGTGCATTATTCGCTTAATCGGGCGCGCGCCTCAGGTTTGGACCCGTCTAAACCCACCGACATCCCTCAAATTGTGCGTCAATTTAACGGCGGCGGCGACCCCCATTACTTTGAACATGTCGCGGCCCGATTGGGAAGCCAGGTTCCGCTCGCCCCTTCGCGACCCTTACCGTCTCAGGAGCATTCGGTGCCCAATCCTTATCGTGACACCCCGTTGAAATATACGCCGCGTGCGCCGTCAAAAGAGCTTGAAAAGAGTGGTGGTCAATATACCGGCCATCCGTGGGGAAATACGAGCCAAATGCTGGCGGCCCTCGCATCTGGTTTCGCAGGGAAAGGCACGTTTGGACAAGGCATTTCAGCGGCTTTCGGCAATCTCGCAGGGCTTGATAGCCAGGCGCAAGACCGTGCGATGTCGCTTCAAAAAATGAAGCAGCGTGACGCGCTCACCGAGTTCCAGTCGGAGATGAATAACCAGCGGAACGACCTCCAATATAATAAGCTCGACGCTCAGAATTACCGCACCGATACGCAGGCGGCGACCGCAGACCAGCGAAATGCCCTCGCACGCCTGCGCTTGGGGCAAATGGGTCAGCTTGGCAACGCCCGGTTGGATGTCCAGCGCCAGCGTATGATCCAGAACGCTATGATGAATGGCACGGAAGCGCCAAGATTTGAGGGCGGTCAAAATGGTGGGTCGGAGCCCCCGTCAATCAGTCCTCCTTCACCGGGTCCATTCGGTGATGCAGGGGGCGCGGCACAGACACCACGGCAGGCTGACGGACCTCCTCAAACACCTTTACCGGCTCCCCCAGCCGCCTCGCAGGGACTGCAAATCTCCCCGCAGCCCCCTCCGGCAAATGGCGTAACGTCGCCTGGAATGGACCCTTGGCACATTCCGGAGACATTCGTCAGTCGCCAACGGGGGGTTGCGGCCCAGAATGCAGCCCGTTCACAAGCACAGCGCGAAAACAGTAAAGCTCTGGGCGATCTGTCGAACGACCTTACAAAAATCCAGCGAAATTCGATGGATTGGCGCTCAATTTCGAAAAGTTTGAACAACCTGAACGGTCCCGGACATCTCGGCACGGGCGGCTTATCCGGTTATATGCTCGAACTTGGCAATAAGTTTTCACCGAACGGCGTGGCCGATCTCGATAAATTGGGGAAGGATGCTGGGGCGTTGACTTTGAGCAGCCTTCCTACCAACGGAAGGATTTTGAACGCCGAAATCTTCGCCGCGCAGGCCCAGGTGCCAAACGCGCACACGAGCGCCGAGGCAGGAAGACGGATTATCGCGGAGCGTCTGGCGCAAAACCATCGACTGGAAAAGCTTGTGCAAGCACGCCTGCGCTTGATGCGATCCAATCCAGGCGCGACTTTGACCACGGATATCGACCCGCTCATCGATCAATACGCGCAGGCTTATCCATCCGCCTATACAGAAGATGCAAAGGGCCATGTTACGGAAGTTGAGATGCCAGATTACGACGATTGGGTGCGAAGCGGGAGGAAAAGCGCGGCTTCACGGCCGTCCGCTCCTGGGGCAGCCAAAGAACATGCTCCCTTCAATATCCCGAAAGCCGCTATCGAGATGTTTCTGACAGACAAGGACCCTCATGCGGAAGAATATTTTGAAAAGCATTTCGGGAAAGGGTCGGCGGCCTGGGTCCGCAAGAACGCGCCGCAACAATGAGCGAGGATAAATACGCCCAATTTGCTGTGAGCCCGCCCGTCGACCTTTATGCCCAATTCGCCACCGCATCTCCAAAAGGTTTGGAAGGACGCCTTCCTGAGCCGGCGGCGAAGCTACAAACTAATGCTGAAGGCTTCCCGGTCATCCCACATAGTTTGGGCGATCGCTTGGAAGGACTTGCAGCGCGTGGCATCATGCGTGGCATTACCAGCCTCGTGGACTTGCCATCTACGGCTTACACGCTTGCGACAAATAAGCTGGGCTATTCCACAACGCATGCGGCGGACAAATTAGCCACAAAGCTAGGCGTCTACGCGCCTCAATCCAGGCTGGAGGATTACGCCGTCGATGGTGTGAGTCTCGTCGGACCTGGTCTCGCAGCGGGCACCACCGGGATCGGTGCAAAGCTTCTCCCAAAGGCGGCGCGAACGGCTAAACTCTTCGCTTCTGGTGCTCTGAGCGGCGCAGCGTCGGACATGGCGGCCGATCATGGATTCTCGCCCCAAGCACAGATTCTTTCGGGTCTGGCTGCTGGAGGCGCGGTCGAGGCCGTGCCCCAGGCGAGGGCGGCGCTCGGCAAAGGGGCGACAGAGGTCATGGCGCGCGCGAAGGCGCGTCAAATGACGCTTGACGACGCAAAGCGAACCGCACGTACGTTCAAAGGCATTGAAGACACGCTTGCCGGAAGCCCCGTGCCCATCAGCGATTTTCAGGCCTCAGGCACTTTTAAAAAAGACCTGACAAATGGCCTCAATCAATATGTTCGGGCCGCTCATCATCGCAGATTCATTGATCGTTATACGCGTGACGACCTCGCGACCGCGATCAGCCAGGCCAATGCGCACACGAACGGACTCTCCATATCAGAGGGTTCGGCTTTAGGCCAAATCAGCAGCAGGCTGATGCCTAGTCGGCAGCGCGTATTCGCTGCCCTGGACACACTCAACGACGTCTCCGGCCAACAATTTAAGACGGCATCATCAGGGCCTTTCGCCTCGCTTGCGCAAAAAGCCGCACCCTTTGTCAAAGCCGGGACGGTTACCGCGACGGCGATGCACCACCCCCTCTCGGCAGTCGCGGAGCTGACAGCTCTCGCCGTCCCCGACGCATCCAGACTTGCCAATAAACCGCTTGAGGCCTTCGGGCGGGGCCTGGATCACGTGTTGGGCACAGCAGTGACGCCCGCTATGGCGAATAAACGTGCTGCCGAACTCGTGCTTAAACGTCACGGCGAGGACTTGCCAAAATCTCCGCTTCCCCTCCTTCGAAAAGCAACGCGCGCTTTACGTAATAGCCCTCAAGCGCTCTTCGAGCTACCACAGGGAGAATTTGGCTCACCGGAAGGATTGCCAGACGGCACACGCCTCTATAGGGGCGGGCGCGGCGGATACTCGACTCTGCTCCCGCCGAAGACACGCGCGGCATCCGTGATGCCTGAGACGTCGCGACCACCAAGTGAGGGCATTGCGCCCATCTCAAAAGGTGGGCATGCCTACGCTAATAAATTGCTCGAAAAAAATAATCACATCGGCGCTTCAGCGGACGAATTTGAGAGTGCAATATCTGATGCACGTGAAAACGGCATGTCGGAAGATATCGCAGCTCGGGCGCGCGCATCTGAAAATCTGAGCCCTGAAACGATCCACTATCTGGCCTCAATGGTCGCGCACAAACGCGGTCATGGCGCGCATCCTGGACAATATGATCGCGAGGCGAGCGAGGCTGTGGATAGGGCAGTCCACACCGTGCCGAACGGCCCGTCTAATCGCGGTTCACCGGTGAATAATGCTTATCGTTACCAGAGCGCCATTGAAAGCTATCGATCAGGGATTGATGGGCTTGCTCAAACGGCGGCTGCCGCTGGCCACCATAAAGCTGCCATTGCGTTACAGCGCATCAAGATGGTTAAGGAGCGTGCAGTTAAAGAGCAAATCAGGGACGACTTGATAAAGGCCTTACCTGAAATGGAGGATTATTTCCCGCCCGAAGTGATGAAGGGCATCGAATAAAGAAAGGCCACGTCATTAGAGGTGGGCGCCACGCGGCGACGTGCTTGCGCAGCGACGTTCACTTTCCTCAAAGCCGAACAGCACCGCCATATGTTCACGAACACTCTTAAGGGACTTGAGTATATACATAGATGCCCCCGAAAACCTATTTAGATGAGAACGGCAAACCCCGTTTGATCCGCGTCCGGAAACGCACTTATCCCTCGCGGAAAAACCCCCTTCTCCATGACCGTCTGGAGGGGGTCTGGTATCCAGACCTTGTCGGTAAAATCCATCGCTACCCCAAAACTGAAGAAGATTACAAAAAACTCCAAGAGCGGCAGCGTGAGCGAGTCAAAGTCCTCCGCGCCGAGGGCAAATGGCTTTCCCACGGTAAAGGCGTTCCCAAAGGGTGGGGTGGCAAGAAACAATTGCTATTGGAGACGCGGGCAAAGGCCGCGCGCGATGCGGAGAAAATAATGACCTACTTACTCAAAGAGAAACTCGTTGACGATGATGAGATGGGGAATTTGGCGCTCAAAGCCGCTTTCCAAATCATTGTGGCTGAGGCGCCCCATCCGAATACAGCCGACCCCACGACCCTTCACGCTTACCCCCTCAAGGATCGTATTTCTGCAATGCGAACCGTCTTGGAATACACGAAGGCGAAACCGGCGACGAAGAATGTGGTTGAGCACGGCGTCGCCGAATCCTACTTGGAGAATTTGAAGAAAGCCGCCTTGGCCCCCGATGGCGCTGACTGATGAGCAACGCGTTCGGCTGAGGCTTTTCGAGGATTACGAATTTTACGCACGCCACGCTCTCAATATTCGGACGAAGAATTCTGAGATCGTGCCCTTCCGCTTTAATGAAGCACAGCGCCGCCTCAACAAAATCGTTGAGGCGCAGCGCCGGGCCACGGGCCGCGTGCGCATTATTATCCTCAAAAGCCGTCAGCTTGGATTGTCCTCCTGGGTGCAAGGACGCCTTTATTTTCGAACGTCGCAAACGAAGGCGCGCAAAGCACTTGTGGTGACCAACCACGCCACCGCCACCAGCACGCTTTTCGACATGACGCAGCGCTTTCACCAACTCTGCCCAGAAATCTTGAAACCCTCCACGCGCGCGTCAAACCGACGCGAGCTGAAGTTCGGTTATCTCGATAGCGGCTACATTGTCGCGACGGCGGGTGGTGACACGGTCGGACGCGGTGAGACCTTGACCCATGTGCATGCCTCCGAGGTGGCTTTCTGGCCCAAAGCGTCGAGCCGAGAAATCTTTTCTGGCCTGATGGATGCGGTCCCGAAAACTGCGGATACAGAAGTTTACGTGGAGAGCACCGCGAACGGCATGTCCGGCGTTTTCTTCGAGCAATGGCAGGCCGCCACGCGCGGCGAGTCTGAATTCATTCCTGTCTTCCTGCCCTGGTATATCGACCCGACTTGTCGTGTCACGCCGATAGCGGGCTTTTGCAGGACGCCGGAAGAAGAGGTCGAAGCTGAGAAATATGCGTTGGACGACCATCAATTGATGTTTCGCCGTCAGAAGATCGCTGAAAAAGGCTTCGACCTATGGCATCAGGAATATCCTGCAACGCCGGAAGAAGCCTTTCTCACATCGGGGCGGCCCGTCTTCGAGCCGAGTAAAGTCGCTGAACTAACCCGGACGATTCAGGTGCCGGTCCGGCGCATGGCGCATGAAGGGAATAAATTCGAGACGCACTCTCGTGGGGAGCTGCATTTATTTCACGAAATCTCGGGGGCTGAGCGATATTTTATCGGCGCGGACGTTGCCGCAGGGGTCAAAGGTGACTGGTCGGTTGCGCAAATTCTAGACGCTGATGCGCGGCAAGTGGGCCTCTTTCGGGCGCAGGTCGATCCCGATTATTTCGCGCACGTCCTGCGAGATTTGGGAGAGCTTTTCAACGATGCGCGGATCATCGTCGAGGCGAATAATCACGGCATCCTGACCGTGACCCGCCTATTCAAGGATCTCGGCTACGCTAACCTTTATTGCGACGAAGTTCATAATAAGCAGACTGACGCATTCACCAAACGCCTCGGTTTCCAGACGAATGTTCAAAGCAAGCCACTCATCATCGATAAGCTGCGCGCCGCCGTCCGTAAGGATGAAATCTTAATCTACGACCCTGTCACGATTGACGAAATGAAAACATTCATCGTCACGGAATCCGGGAAGATGGAGGCGGATAGGGGCAAGCATGATGATTGCGTCATGGCGCTGGCGCTCGCCCTGCACATTGTGGAACGGCGCTGGACTCCGATCAACATGAAAGATCAGTGGTATGTTACCCTTGAGGATTAATTGCCAAAATTAAAGCGCGCTGAGATCGCAGCAATCGTCCAGGCCGGGATTGACCGGATAGGCGGGGCGGGCAGCGCAAGCAGGCTCTCCCGTGAGCGGACAGACGTCAAACAATTTTACGACGCGCAATCACCGAAGCAGGCCCATGCTTCTTCCATCAATTATAACAGCATGAATGTGTATTACGGCACGGAATCCATGAAGGCCCAGTTATTGGAGGTCTTCAGCGGCAACTCACGTCCCGTCCGATTTGTCCCCGCGCCAGAGGAAAACGAAGCCACCGCGAGATTTCGGACAGATTATGTCACGCATGTCATCTTCTCGCAGAATCCTGGTTTCAAGATTTTCCAGGCAATTATGACGGACGGTCTTCTGGGCCGAAACGGCATTTGTAAGGTCTGGTGGGAATCCAACTATTCCACCGAAAATTATGAAATCGCCAAACCAACAGAAGAGCAGATCATCGGTTTTCTCACGAAAGACCCGACAGCACGCGTCGTCGCTGTTGAACGTGGTGACGAGGACGGCCCGCTTGAGCGGGTGCGCTTCATGTGCAAACGCAATCGCTCCCAAGTGCGGATCGCTCCTCTTCCGCCAGAAGAGTTCGGCATCTCTCCATGCGCCCCTTCAATAGATGAGGCTGATCTCGTCTATCACCGCCAAAGTCTGACGCGCAGCGACCTCATCAAGCAGGGTTATCCGCGTAACATTGTGGACACACTCCAAGCTAATGACGGACTGGAAATGGCGACGGACCCAGAGTTTATTCAGCGATTCGCCGCGACAACGGATGCGGTCGGCACACAATTTGACTCATCGAGCCAATATGGCAAACAGCGTTTCACCCTTTACGAGTGCTATTTGGAGCTGGACGTCGAAGGGGACGGCCGCACGCAGCTTCATAAGGTGGATATTTGCGGCGGACAAATCCTTGACATGGAGCCGGTCAATCGCCGCCCCTTCATTGATTTCTGCCCCCTCCCCCGCAGCCATGACTTCTGGGGTGTCAATTACGCGGCTCTTTTGATACCGACACAACGCGCGCAGACCCACCTTGCAAGAGCGATCATCGACCATGCCATGATCACCAGCAATCCCCGTTACATGGTGGCAAATGGGGGTTTGACCAACCCTCGCGAGCTGATGGAGAACCGCCTCGGTGGGATCGTCAATGTGCGAAATGTCATGGACTCCGTCGCGCCCCTACCGCAGCCTTCCCTCAACCCCTTCGTCTTCCAGACTATGGCGCAAATCAGCGCCAACGGGGAGGAGATCAGCGGAATCAGCAGCCTTTCTCAGGGGCTGAATAAGGATGCGATTTCAACGCAGAACTCCCAAGCGATGATCCAGGACCTCATCACGGTTTCTCAAACACGCCAGAAGATCGTTGCACGCAATTTCGCGGAAGGTTTTCTGCGCAAGCTTTATTCAGTCGTTTACCGTCTCGTCATCGAAAATGAGGAGCCAAATAAGTTGGTTCAGGCATCGAATGGCGCATGGCAAATGACAGATTTCACGCAATGGCCCGAAGATACTGAGATGGTCGTCTCCTTCGCCCTCGGTTACGGAGAGCAGGCTCAAGAGGCCAATAAATGGATGGAAATTGATCAGTATCTAGCCAACCCGGCCAACGGGCTTCAATCGCTTTATCCGATCGAAAAACGCCACTTTGTCCTCAGCCGCGTCCTTGAAAATAAAGGCATCAAAGACGCTGATAGCCTCATTCTCTCGCCCGACAAAGTCCCACCACCTCAGCCTGACCCGGCGGCTGAAGCCGATCTGCAAGTGAAGCAGGCCGACGCGAAGGTGAAAATGGCCAACGCAGAAGCCGCGACGGAGAATATCAAGCTCAAGCAGTTGCAGGCTCATGCTGAGCTTGAAGCCGCCATGGCAAAGCTTATGCATCAGCAGATGAAAACCGACGGAGATCAGCAATTGAAGCGCGACAAGCTCGCGCATGAGATTGCGCTCGATCACGCTGAGCTCGCCCTTTCTGAAGAAGCTCTCGCGAAAGGAGGAGGTTTTGCGCGCGTCAGCCCCGGATGACGACATGATCCTGCGTGCCGTCGTGCGCTCGGAGGAGATGATTGAGCGCGGCCTCAATGCGAAGGCGCTCCTTGAGAATGAAACGTTCCTCGCCGTGGTGAACGCCCTCACAAATTATAATCTCACAGCAATGATGGCCTCGCCACCTGGACAAAGCGGTATCGAAGCGCGGGAATATCACCATCTCCTCCAACATGGCCTGACGCTTATTTGCAGCGAATTAACAGCCTGGAAGGCTGCTGGCGAAGCCGAGGAAGCGCTTATTGAACAAAACAAGGAAATGGATTGAGTCAGAACGAACAGCCAGAACGCCTGGACACAATTGAGTTGACGGCTCCCGCGCCCGAACAAAATGAAGATTTCGATGCTGCTGAGGCTTTCTCCGCGCGCTCGAAGGAGAATGACGGCGCTAAAGAGAATGATGGCGCTGCGGAGGATAATGCCGCGAGCGTTGGGGATGAGCCGCAGATCGCAGAGGATGATGGCCTCGAATTCTCATTGAAAGAAGGTCCGCGTAAATTCTCCCGGACCGAACTTGAGAAGATCGTCTCCGCACACACGGAGACACTTGAAAAAGCCGCTGAAGCTGAACGCCTTTCCGAGACCCGCTCACAGCAATTAGAGCAGCTCGAAACGCTCTCAAATCTCCTCTTGGAACGCGCGCAAGCGCAATATGCGGAATATGCGCAGATCGATTGGCGCGCCCTCGCAAGCGATCCGAACGTCGATAAAGACCTGCTTGTCCAATTGCAGCAGGATGCAACAAAAGCTTATCAGAACGTCGCTTACCTGCAACAGGAAGCGCAGCAACGTCTGGAGCAGCAGAGGCAGGAATCACAGAGCCGCCGCGTTGCGGAAGCGCAAGCCGCCGTAAAAGAACTCACGGACCCAATCAATGGCATCAAAGACTTCCAGACGCTTTACCCGAAACTTGTCGATTATGGTCGAGGGGCGGGCATTACGGATGTCGAAAATGTCACTGCCCCAAATCTCATTCGCATCCTCCACAAAGCCTATCTCTATGACCAAGGCCGCCAATCTGCCTCTAATGAGGTGAAACGTGTCGTCAATAAGCCGACAAAAACCCTCCGGCCTGGCGCAAACCGTGTCGAAGAAGGTGTTGAAACGCACGTAAGGGCGCTGAAAGAGCTTCGCGCTCAGCCTGACAATACAGATGCGATAGCAAGCGCATTCCTTTCCCGCTTCTAATTTTGAAAAGTGATCCCAATCTAAATGGCAACCGTCGATACCTACAACACAGTAGGCGTCAAAGAAGATGTCTCCGACATCATCTCGAATATCTCTCCGACAAAAACCCCCTTCCAATCTATGATCGGCACCGCCGACCGCGTGACGCAGCGTATCTTCGAGTGGCAGGAAGACAGCCTTATGGAGGTTGGCAGCAACGCTGCTGCCGAAGGCGCGCCTGCACCGGAAGCGAACGCTCAGCCGACGGTTATGCGGCAGAACACGACGCAGATTTTTACCAAGACTGCGTCCGTCACTGGCTCCATGGAGGCAACCAAGAGCTACGGTCGCGGCAAGGAAATGAGCTACCAGATGGCCATGCGCGCCAAGGAGCTCAAACGCGATCTTGAATGGGCCTATGTCGGGTCAGGTCAGACTTTCACGGCCGGTGACGGCAAAACGGCGAGGACAATGGCGGGCTTTCAAGGGATGATCGACCCCTCGAAAGTTTACACAGCAGGCGTCGGTTTCAACGCGGGCAGCAAAAAATCCGATGCGACACCCTTGACCGAGCAAATGGTTTTGGATGCGCAGCAGGCAGGCTATGCGGCGGGCGCAGATCTGACGACCTTGATGGTCGTGCCCTCCGATAGTGTTCGCGTGGCAAGCTTCTCCGCCTCAGGTCGAACCGTGTTCGTTGAAAATCAGGCAACCACTTTGAATAACAGCATCTCGATTTACAAGAGCCCTTATGGCACCCTGAAAGTCGTGATGAACCGCTTCCTGCGTGGCACGAACGCCAATCCGAAGCGGAAAGACGCGACCGCTGACGCTCTCCTTTTTGACGCCGATATGTGGAAAAAAGTGCCCTTCCGGCCCTGGTTCACGCAGGACCTCGCGAAAGTCGGCGACTGCCAGAATAAGCAGATCATCGGTGAGCACTCATTGAAACACGTGAACTTCAATGCCTCCGTGCTGATAACGAACCTTGGCTAAGGCGATGGGGCTCCTTCGGGAGCCCTTCCACGAAGACATGACCATGCTGGACGTGCGGGAGAACCTGCACCCAATTGAGGATGGTGGCATCATCATCCATCGTCAGCAGGACATCAGCGACGCGTTCCTCTCCAACCTCCATTCAGAACGCATGGCCTCAGCGCATTTGCGGGAGGCGGAATACATGCACGTGGCGGATGTCCCTGCCGCCGTCTTCGACCTCTGGCACGCTCTGGGATACGACCCTTGGCGGATGGAGGCCCGGGAGATCATCAGGCTTTTGAAGAGAGACCATTTGGACGCCTTCATCGCGACCTCGAAGGCGGTTTGAAAATGAAAACGCTTGACGATATTCGAGATGCGGTGAGTGGGGAGCTCGACCGCGCCGATCTTGAGGATGCGCAACTCGATAGATTTATCCAATCTGCTCAGCAACGTCTCACGCGGCTCGTCCGCATCCCTGCGATGGAAGCGCGTCTTGAGTTTACCTCGCAGGAAGGCTGTGGGCAGGTAGAGCTACCGCCCGACTTTCTCGAGCTTATCGACTTATTCGTCGAGGGACCACGCGAGCTTACTTATGCTTTGCAAAGATTGGCGCTTCGTCAGCTTGTCGAGTTACCCACGCAATCCTCCCCCCAGGCCTATGCGCGTTGCTCCAATGACATCATACTGAGGGGGAACCTTCGCCCGTCGCAGAAAGCCATCCTTCATTATTACGCCAAACCGCCTGCCCTGCTTGCGCCTCAGGACACCAACGCCCTCAGTCAAACCTGCCCTGACCTTCTTGTCTATGCTGCGCTGAAATACGCGGGGGGCTGGTTCCAACATCCTCAAACGCAAGCTTGGGAGGATATTTTTCAAGGCTTGCTCGCGGAGATTCAGAAACAAAATTATGACTTTGAGAATTCGGGTGGGCCTGCTGCCGTCCAACCTCTCTACGTTTGAAAACGCTTTGGCATTGATGGCTGCATGCCTCGCACTTCACGCAACGAAGGCGCACGCTGCGACAGTCGCTGAAGAGGTTGAGAACTTCAAGCAAGTGCTCTCTTCCCGCGACGCCGCTTCACCCGTCGTGACTAACACTGATGGCACGCACCAAAACTTTCTCACGTCGCTTGAAAATAGCCCAGCTCCGCCCGCATGGCTCACGAATTTTGGCATTCTAATGGACCGGGATGTTGGACGAGAGAGCGGCTTGGTGCGCTATCTCGGAAGCTCTCTCACCCTTCCCTCGGGCACTGAAGATGATGGCAGGTTGATCTTTCAAGGCGCAGAGCTGCGATCAAACGACGCGGGAGACCTCATCATCGGCTCGGCGAAAGCCGGAAGTCGCATACGACCTGAGGAGAATTTCACCTTCGGCACAGCAGATAATTTCTGGCGTGCGCGTACGATCAGTGTCGAATGTGGTGACGTCAACCGTGTCACCTTCGCAACGACCTGCCAAGGCGCGGTGGTGACGTGGAATCTGTTCTCGGGCGACGCCTCGACCTATCTCATCAATATCGGGTCCGGCAAGGATGAGGGCTTTAAGTTTTTCTCTGTCCGGCCTGGTGCAGCGGTTTCGGAGCCCATCGTGCGATTTTCTCCTTGGGGTGAGATCGTGACAAAAATTCTGACGACGGAGAAAGGCGTGCGCACGGGCCAGGCCAGCCTTTCAGAGCTTTCAAAAATGGAAGCGCGCTACACGCAGGAATTTTGCAATAACTGCATCTCCCCCTCCAGCGCCACAAAGCATGTCGGCATCCCCGTGTGGTGGGATGGAAGTGCCTGGCGGGACGCCCTCGGCGACATTCCTCAGACCCAATAAAACGAGCCATTTGATATGAAAATGTTTTTCAGGGGGTGCCTGATCGCGGCCCTCCTCATCATGAGTGGCTGCGCCTCAAGCCTGCAAGCCAGCCTTCATCAATCGGTCTACGCTTCGCAGGCCGTCCTGACCGCTTCCGAAACACTGGCCTCCGAATATATTTTCGGGACCTTTGGCAAACCTGACGACGATAAGGTGCAAAAGATTATCGCGTATGACACGGGCGCGTGGAACGCCCTTCAACCTTTGGTGCTAGACGCGAAGAGCGGAGCACCCGTCTCGGCCATGGCGCTAACAACGGCGAATGCTGCCGTGCACACCTTCCAAACCTATTTGACGGACAACCATATTGGGAAACAACCCCAATGATGGCGGCAATCTCACTGATCGTCTCGATCCTTAATGCCATTGCGCGAGATGCGCCGATTATCGAAGAGCTCATCATTCTCCTTAAAGGTCCTTTCAGCGGAGCAAGGGAACCGACTGCGGAGGAATGGCAGCGTCTGGTCACGTTGGCCGAGCAAGCGCACAAGCAGTTGCAGCTTGCCGGGGCGCGGCATGACTGAGGTCTCGACGAGCCGTGAGCTCGCCTACACGCTCGGCCAGCTCGACAGTAAGGTCGATCTCCTCCTCAGGATGGTCTCAAGCAATGAAGAGCGCTCTCGGGATGACCTCTCGACTTTGAACAAGCGTATCACGGTCTTGGAACGCGGACGCGCCCAATTATCGGGCGTGTTTGCCGCAATGGGGGCGGTTGGCACGGCGGTCGGCTTTATCAGCGAATTCCTCCTTTCTCATTTTTTCAACGGATTTTCGAATAAATGAACAAACTCAAATGGGGCGCGCTATGTGGCCTCGTCGCGACCATCGCAACCAGTGCAGAAACCTACCTTGCGGAGCCGAACACGGCGGCGCTCTCGACCGTCATCATGGCAGTCGTCACAACGGCCTTGAAGGTGGTCGATGTTTTCCAGGGCCGGAGAAAAAGCCTTGACGGCAATTGAGCTTCCTCGCAGAGGCTGCGGAGTTCATCGCACGACTTGAGGGCTTCAGAGATCGTCCTTACCAGGACGCGACCGGCACTTGGACGATTGGCTATGGCACGACCTTTCTTCCGAATGGCGCACCTGTTGGTCCGCAGACATCGCCGATCACGGAGACGGAAGCCAAAGCCTTTATGATGCGCGACCTCAGCGCTTTTTGGGACCGGGTTTCACCGGCCATCAAAGTGCCGCTGAGCCAAAGCCAACGCATCGCGCTCCTCTCCCTCACCTATAATATCGGCGTGACGGCCTTTCGCGGCTCGACGATTTTGCGGCTTCTCAATGAGGGCAAACAGAGTGAGGCTGCGGTCGCCTTCTTTGACCGGATTATGAGCAAAGGCAGGATCGTGGGGGGCCTCATTAATCGGCGGAAAAAGGAATGCCTTCTTTTCCTGCAATCCCCGTGAAATAAGCAAAAAACAGTGCAATGGAGAACCCTCAAAGGGCTTTCCTTGCACTGTTTTTTTCAAATCTCTCAATCCGATGAGCAGTCAGGCAGGGCCTTACGTGCTGAGGTCCATGGTGGCCACCTGCCGCACCGCGCGATCATCCTCTCCCACACCGCGCAGTTGGAAGGTCAGCAGAAAGAGCGCGTTGGTCACGACGTGCGCGAGGTGTGGGCAAGACGTCTCCGAATCAAGTTCCTGACCCTGCGCCCAGGATTGCAGATGTCGCATGAGGCTGGCATAGCACCCCTCATTCCACTTCAAGCCTCGCTCCCAATTACGCTGAGAGTATTTCGCAGCACCTTTTGTGAGCACCTCAACGACCTTCTCAAGCGCGTCGGGAGGCAGGAGATCATAGCGAAGTTTACCCTTGTTGAAGCGTGCGCCTTCTGCTTTCGCGTTCGCTGGGAGGGCGAAGGCGGGCAGATGGTTCACGAGAACGCGTGCCCGTTCAGTTTGAGCCGCTTCGGTTGACCGTGCGGTGTCCATAACACAACCTCCTTCATCTTCTTGTCGTAATCGCTTCGAGTGAGAATTTTGGCGAGTTGCGCCTGTAGCAGCGCGTTGCTCTCTGGAAGTTGCTTGTCGCGATAAGCCGCCTTCACCAAAGCCCAGCCTTCATGCAGGTATTGGCCGCTCCATCCTGAGAGGATTTTATCTGCTTTGACAGGCCCGATGCCCGGACAGCCAGGGAAATTGTCCACGCTATCGCCAGTGAGCACCTGACGAAACCAATGTTTATGCGCGTCCGCTTGTCTCACTGAGACCGGTGCATCTTCTTTCAAAGGATTCAAATGCTTTCCGGCGACCGTGCGGAGGTCCTTATCCAGTGTCACAATGACGCTGTCGCGGTAGCGCGGCGTGGTGGCGAGAATGCCCATGAGGTCATCGGCCTCCAGGCCGTTTATCTCATCACAACGAAATTGCTGTTTCAGCGCTCTGACCGTCTCGACATAGGCGAGGGGCTTATCGCGCTTCACGCGGTTGGCTTTATATTGCGGATAGATGACCTTTCGGAAATTGCCAGGCCCGCTGAAGAGAACGCGGATATCGGACGCGCCTGAGAGCTTCGCCCATTCTTCCACGGTCCCCTTCGCGAGCCTGATAGCTTCCGCGAGATCGAAATCGACGGCGGGCTGATTACCGCCGAAATCATAGCTTCGTTGAACCGCAGCGGCGGCCCGATAGGCGGCTATGTCCCCATCAATGAGTGCAAGGGTGATTGGGTCTCCCTAATCGTTGTGTCATTTTGAAGTTCATAAGTTGTCTTTAGCCTTAAACCCGGATACCTGCCGATCAATCGCTCAGCCCGACGCAATGACCTCTGGACGCCCTCCTCGCTCTCAGCCCTCATCAACGTCAGGGTATTCTCGGCCAAGTCTTTTTCAGCCGCGCTGGACATCCTCACGAGGTTCCCGTCATAGGTGAGTTGGCACGCGCCGAAATCCATGCGCTTCCTCACGAAGGCTTCGAAATATGGCTCGGATTTCGGCAGCGTAATCTCGACGACATTGATTGGTGGTATGTCGCCAAATGACCCGAGAGGGCTCACGTGAAGCAGAGCCGATTTCCCGACCTCGTCCGCTTTGCCGTAATAATTCATGCGGGAAATTTCTGTCTTTTGAGCCTGCAAATCTCTCTCAAGATCAGGCAGGCGATCTGCAAGCGTCCCGTCTGCGATGTTGATGAAAACGTCGATATCCTTGACGGCTCCGCCCCAGACAAGGTCGCGTAAAGCCCCACCGCCGATGATGGCGGATGGGTAACGACGTTGAATGATTTTGAGAATTGTTTTGTAATGGTCAGGTAGCGCTGGCACGCGCACGAGCGGCGGAGAGCTCAGCGCTTCTCGCTCCGCTTTGGAGCATTCTCAATGCGTTTCCTTCCAGTTATTTCCGACAATGTAATCTCCTTCCATCGGACATCTTGAGCCAAGGCGCTCACCTGCTTCTTTGATTGATGCTGCAAAGGCTTTGCCGACCGCCTCGGCGATTTCCGGGCGGCACTCGATTTGGACTTCGTCATGAACATTGGCGCAATAGGCAAAGTCACGCCCGTGCTCCCAGCCGTGCGCCACACATTTCTCAAAATGAAATATGACAGCGGCACGCTTCATGATGGAGACCTCAAAGCTCTGCATGAGGAACACGAGCGCGGAGTGTTCAGACCGGCACCTCACGTGGAAGCCTGACAGAGCGGTCAGATATCCGCGTCCGCCTCTCTCCCGGGGCCTTGCAACGGCTTTGATCGCATTTGAAAGTTTGTCAAAACCGATGATGGCCTCGAATAAACGCGCTCTGGCGGCTTTCCCGAGCTTCGTCTCAGGGGCTTTAGGAACGATGAGCCCAGCTTCCCTGATGACCTCTTTCAAGGTGGCACCGAGTTTGAAATCGCCCCCACCGAAAAGAACGCAGTAAAGAGCGCGCTTTGCGCCGTCACGCAGACGGGATTTAAGGTGCCCTGCCTCCTCTGCGATCAGATGGGCCGGGACGTGAAAGCCGCACGGCTCCAACGCATCTCGATTGACAGAGTGAGTGTCGGTTCCGAGTGCCTTATCACCATTGACTTCACGCTCAATGGCTTTGCCTTTATCGTATGGGCTCAAATAATGTGCGAGGGCGCGCGCTTGGATGGAGGCCCCGTCGCAACCGACGAGCTTCCACCCTGGCCGAGGCACCCATACCGCGCGCATGCGCAGATCTTTCTTCGAGACTTGCGCCATGTTCGGGCTGCTATGCGCGCATCGCCCTGGTGCGCATCCAATCGTGTTAACCCGCCCATGGACCCGGCCATCTTTACCGACAACTTTGAGCCATCCCGTCTTGCCGTCGCTGAGCTGGCCCAGCATTTTCGAGATACCGAAATAGCGGACGAGCTTCTGTGCCTGCGGGTAAGGCAGGGCGGCGAGTATCTCGTCATCAACGGTGGGAACCCCATTCTTACCGTATGCTGACGGTTTCCATCCCAACTCCTGTAAGCGCTCCGCGACCTGTCGCCGTGAACCAGGGTTGAAATCCTGCAACTTGATTTTGGTAAGGGGTGCGCCCGCTATATATCCCAAGCGCTTATTGTCGCTTTTCGGATGAAAAACGGATTGAGAGATTGAGGGCGCGGCAGGGACAAAGCGGGGTGGAAAAGCCGACTGCGCCTCGTAAAAGAGCTCAGCGAGCTCACCGCGCAACGCCTCCTCCAGCGCCTGAGCCGCTTTTAAATCGAGACGGAAACCGTTCTGCTCTTGCAGAAACATGAGCCAGGCAAATTTCGTTTCCGTTTCCAGGCAGCCCCATGTCTCAACGGTCTTGACGTGGTGATACAGCGCCCGCGTGACGACGACATCCTGCCGGGCGTAATCAAGCATCTCAGGCGTGCAGACACCCCAAGGGCCTTCAAAATCTCCTTTAGCGACACGCAAACGCTCTCCCCAGTCTTTCAAAGCGTGGTTGCGTGTCTCTGGGTCGAAGAGCCGCGCCATGATGAGCGTATCGACTTGCTGCTCGAGGCGAAGCGTCTCAGGGTAAAGGCGGTTAATGAGGGGAAAGTCATATTTGAGCGTGTTGTGCCCGATCAGGCGATCGGCGGCTGCGAGGCGTTGGAGGCCTTTGGAGATGGGTTTATAGCCAGGCAACGCGTCACAATAAATCGTGACATCTTTGCCCGCCACTGACCCTATTTGAAGGCAATGAAGTTTTGTCGCCTGGTCAAGAAGACCATCCGCCTCGCAGTCCCATATCAGGTGCTCGATTTAAAAAACCCAAAGCTCCACACCAAACGCTTTGAGGTGCAATCCTTTCGACCATATGCTTAGGGACATGCCAATAAGTGCCCACGTGCCGACGAACCACACCAAAGATGGGCACGTCACTGCGCCAAATACAAGCAGAACGCCGCAGACGACGCGCAGGAGGGGAATATCGAGTTCAAAAGTCTTCTGACGCCGTAAAGCCATAATTTTCTCCGATGCATTTATCAATGGGCGTAAGAAGCCCGTTTTCCTGGTCATATTCATATGGGAAGGTTCGCCCCGTTGCGCGGCCCGTGAAGCGATCTTTGAGGCAGCGCAGCACCGAGCGATTTCGTTGGGATTCATCCTGCTGATCACGCTCCAGTCCGAACATGGCGTGCGCCCAATATCCGATGGCGCGACTGCCTTTAAAATGTCGGATCATGACGCGCCCTCCCTCCTCATGGGGTTTGCCATCAGGTGTTGAGAGGTGGCTGACGATGTGAAAGGTGAAATGGAGCTCGTTCGCCAAGGCGGCCGCTTCCGCCATAATGCGCTCCAGACCTTTTCGCTCATCCTCCTCAGCGGCGGCGAGCGCCGTAAGGTGGTCGAGGTAAATATGCTCACAACTGAGAGATTGGACCATGAACCGGATACGGCCCTTGATATTGCCCCAATCCATTGCGCCAAAATTTTCATATAGATCGAGCGGAAGCGTTTTCAGCTTGCCCCAAGCCGCCTCTAAATCAGATGTGGCCTCCTGCGACGGTGCCACGTGAAAGATTTTTCCGACCATTTTCCCAGCGATGCGCCGTGCGGTTTCGGCAACGCCCTGTTCGAGGAAAAGAACACCGCAACGCCAACCTTGTTGGAGGTCGAAAGCGATTTGCTGTGTCAGAAAGTCGGTTTTCCCGACTCCCGTCCCCGCGCCGAGAAGATAGACCTCCCCGAAGCGCCGCCCGAACGTTGCGGCGGTCAAGCGGTCATCCCACCAGGCGCGACCCGTCTCCGTCGGTTTCAGGACGCGGTCTTCGATCTCCTCAAGAGTGACGAGCCCGTCGGGGCGGTAACCACGGGCCTGATAGACCCCTTGCGTGATCGCTTTAACCTCACCGTGCTGGAGACACTCATTAGCGTCCTTGCGCGGGAGCGTCGCCAGCTTGCATCGTCCAGGCGAAAATAAAGAGGCACATTCCGAAGCAGCGGCGCGACCTGGCTCGTCATTATCGAACATCAAGACGACTTCGGTGAAGCTCTCCAACCACTCGATAGACCGGCTGAGAGCTTTGCGCGCACTTTGCGCCCCGGACGGGATGGAAACGACCGGCCACGAATCATTGAAGGCTTGGCAAACACTCAGAGCGTCAATTTCACCCTCTGTTACAACAACTCGTTTGCCGCCTGCCGCCCATTTGGTTTGCCCAAAAAGCGTCGCAGATTTGAGGTCGCCCACCACGCGAAAGGTTTTGTCAGGATAGCGAATTTTCTGCGCGACGCGTTCACCATCCTTGTCAAAATATTCCGCGATCTGTACATGTTTGCCGCTTCCGTCGATCCCGACAAGGTAGCCGAGTTTACGACAGGTCGCCTCGGTGATCTTACGTTTTGTGAGAGGCTCGTATGTCCCCGAAATAAAATCTGACGCTTTACACCCGTCCTTTTTCTTTGAGGGAGCATCACGGCTCTGATGATGGACACCGCATGAAAAACAATGCGTGTGCCCATCGGCGTAAACGGCGCACGCATCCGAGGAGCCGCAATCAAGACATGCAGTTTTCTCAAGATATTCTGAGGAATTGTTCACCGTCGGCAAATATCCTCATTGTCGTATGGAACACCGTCATGATGGTAATCCACAGAGTCGTTTCCATTTTCCGAGATGTCGTGGAAGTGCGCCGTTTGCATGAAAGCTGACCCACAATCCGCGATGTTCTCATAGGGTGAAAAGGGGGCCGGGCAGCACCTAATGTCCCTTCTCCGGCGACTCTTTGGCTGGTGGTTGAGCCGCCTGAGTTTTGGCAAAAGAAAACCCCCCCAACGCGAAGCGTGGAGGGCACAAAAATGTTGGGGGTCATGTTCTGTCCTTTAAGGGCCTATAAGCTTTCTCGTGAGTTGATCTGGGTCAAATCTCGAAATCGAAGCGACCATCCTGGCGAGGCGTCTGGAGATCCATGACGTTGCTCAGGACTTTCGCCACCGTTATGAATTGACGCTCTGACATTGCGAATTTTTGTTCATCATTCAGGTAAAAACGCACCACACCCTGCGGAGCACAGCCGTCGCAATCATATCCCACCTCGAAAGGTGGAAAATTTCCATCCGAAGCGATCTCGATATCTAAAGCGCGCAATGATCCAACCATGTTCGACCTCACTTTTTATGTGAAAAATTTTCTCATTCAGGCGGGTCCAGCCTGCCGATGCAGACTCTGACACCTGCTTTTTCCTCTGGCAGCGCCCAGCGCTTTCCGATGACAAGGCTCATGAGATTGTCGTCATCGACGATGCATCTTGACTGCGTCAGCGCATCCAGAACGCCTTTGACCAGATTGTCCACGTCGCCTTTGGGACGGGCGCGCTTTGTCGTCTTAGGCTTTGTGCTGATAATCTCAGCAACGCCAATGAGGTCACCATTAAGCGGTTCATTGGGGCGTTGCGCCGCGAGCTGCCTGACAGCTTCAGACAAAAACGCATCGTAAAGTTTGCCTTTATAAAGCATGGCGTGTTTGCCCCTGATCGCGGCTCTCAGGCTCTCAGGGCGCGGCTCAGCCTCCACTTGGAGATGGAGCACCTCGCCGCAATGTCTGCTGATCCACTCGATTGCCACGAGCGTCTGATGGACACAGCGCGGGTCAGAAATCGGCACTGTCGGCACTGACATCTTCGAAAGGAGCGCTTTCTTCAGAGACGGGGGCCTGGTAGCCATCGGTCTGCTCGAAACCATATTCCTCAGCACTCATCTCGCCTTGGCGGCGAAGCTCGATAATTTGAACAGCCGCAAGCTTTAAGCTGATACCGCCCGCACCTTGGCTGGGGATGAAGTAGCCGTGCGCGCCGGTCTCCTCATTGATATGAATATTGAAACTGACTCGCGCCCGCGTCCCGCTGCCGACTTCAAGTGCGTCGACAATTTTGCGGTTTGAGGCATCGAATAACGGGGGTGCACGCCGAACGCCGGTCTTCCCATCCTTTCCTTTCCAGGTAGCACTCAACTTGAAGTTGAACTTGATTTCGCCGGTCGGCTCTTCTGTCGTGTCGTCGAAAAGCTCGGAATAGGGCGGATTGAAGGTCAGAGCCCCCAACTTCTTTCGCGCCGCGAGAGGGAGTTTCTCGAAAAGTGTCTCGGTATTTTTGCGAGCGCTTTCGAGGAAGGGGTCGAGCTTTTTCAAAAATGCCACGGTCTCAGGAGCATCCTTCCTGAGAATGAGGGGCGCTTCATAAACGCCCTCCGGGTTGAATTTGACGTTGGGCTGATTGAGGCTCGGGAAGAGTAATGTCCCCTCCGGGGTCGTCATCATGATGCGCTTCGGGTTAGCCATGTTTTTATCAATGTCCTACGTTGGCAATGTCGGTCGGGAAGGCTTGGCTGCCGTCGATCCGGCGGCGTAAGCGGCAGGCCCCGTCAGCGTCCCTGCCCAGCTCTTTCATCTGCTCTGCCTTGCGGGCGGAGGCTTTTTTAGACGTGTAAAGCGGGGATTTACGGGACTTACGAGAGGATTTGTGCGGTGCGATGGGCAGCTTAAATTCTCCTGATTGAGGTGAAATGCGACGCTAGGTCGTAGGGCAACCATTTACTCGTAGTCCGTAATATTACTGGTTACATCATGAGAAGAAGAAGGGCGCTTTGAGCACCTCGTGAATGTCAAAGGTCCCTCGTCGCGGAATGTCTGGGATCGCGACGCTGGGCGCGAAGCGCGCGACATCCAAAGCCAAAGCCTTCAATTGATCCGTTTCATAGATTTGCACGAATGTCTCTCTTAGAGCGCGCGCGAGGATTTCAACGTCCGCTGCGTGGGTGCCGAAACTGTCATGGACGAGGGCAAAATCTCGCACGCCGCGTTCATAAGCGAGATTGACCGTCATCGACATGTGCGCGGCGTCAAAACTGTGAATAAAATTTGGTGACGCCCCGGCCCTCTGCTTCTTAGGATTGAGGCTTAATGTGGGGTCCGTCGATTGCAGGTGGAGTTGGCCGAGGAGTGTTGAGACACGATTGATGGAGGGCTTCCGATAGGCCTGCTGTATCGTTGATCCGAGCGGCGTGCGCCAGGTGAAGGGCAATTCGGCCTTTGCCAAATTCCCAGCAACATCTCCAAGCCACTTCATGACGACCCGGGCGGGACCCATTTGCTCTTCCAGAGCATCCGTCAGTAACCTTGCCGCCTCGCGCGCCTCTTTGCGTTTTTCCGCTGGTTCTCCAGAAAGACAATCCGAATTGAGAAGCTGATCCTTCAAACCTTTTGCAGTCACCCCGTAAGGCGTCGTCATAACGCCGCGCTTGACGAAGTCGCGAAGAAAACGCTCATCATCGATTCGGTCATGATAGGAGGCTTGCTTGATCGCGTCGTCAGCGACCTGCTTTTCATAAAGCGTGCGGAAGGCGCGGCCAACCTCCACGTAAATATCGTTGCGTGTTTCCGACGCAGATAGATTTGTGGCGCGAGCCCCTTTCGGATCAAGCACCATCGCGCTGAGATGCTGGAGTCCGTTGCAAGTGCCGTCGAGAGACACGGGTAGGTGGCTCACGAAGTCCTCGGGTGCTTCGGATTGCCAGGCGATGGCAAGCTCGTGACACGTTGCCAAAAAGGTCCATGGGGCGTCCGCCTCCCGCCACCAGGCATCTTCGAAAGGATCGCGGGAGGCTGCGATCATCTTTGACCTGCGGTCCAGTGCCCAGCAGGCACGCGCATTGAGTGAGGCCTTGTCGAAACCCCAGGAATTCGCAGCATGCACGAGAAGCCAGTAGTAACCTAATTCGCCTAACCTTTTCCCTTCTGAGAAGTGAAGAAGAGCGCGCCCCGCATCATCAAGTTGAGGATGTGGACCTGACGTGATTGTTGGATAGATGCGTCCTCGGAAATCTTTATTGTGCGGCATGAAAACGCTCGCCTCGTTCCGCAACTCCTCTGCGACCGCGAGACGGTCCGTGAAGGCCGCAACCTGACTGACAAAGGCAGCGCCTTCACTATGCGCCTTGGCCAATTTCTGCCTGATCTCCGTGCGCTCATCGTCAGAGAAGCTTTCCCACATCTCATCAGAAAAGAACTTCTTTTCCCCTTGTCTGATCGTTTCACGCCACTGCATATAATCGACAGGGATGGTGGAGAGCGGCGACCTCTCGATCGGTATGGCGGGAAGCGGAATTTGGTCGGCGAACGCTTTACGCTGCGTATCGAGTATATATGAGTTGATCCGCCATCGCGTCGCCTGTGCGTGATTTAAAGCCGCGATATCGGGAATGCTGAGCGCTTCACGCACGGCGCATGTATGTTGATGCGCGTCCCCTTTGATCAGGGGCTCCTTGATAAGGAAAAAGCCTCCTTGAGCGTGTGTCATGGTGCAGCTCCTTCCGAGAGCGTCACGTAACGCCACGGCATGGGCGGGATGATCATCGGCATCTTTCGAGGAGCACCGACGCTGAGCCTATCATTATCTTCTGAAAGGGCTTGAAGAAGTTCGGCGGACGCCATGACGTGCTTGGCCGGGTTCTTCGCGCCGTCCGTCTGCAGGTCCCGACAGACGATCCCGCCCTCCGAGGCAGCGCAGACACGCTCAAGCAGGAGAGCGCCGATAGCGAGACGCTGCTGCTCCGACCATTGCGCGAATTCGATCTGCTCGAGGCGCTTTTTCCACGACGCCCACTGGCGTGGCGTTGGCTTCGGATGCGCGGCGCGAAACGCTTTGACAAGTGCTTTGGCAGCCGCGGCGTCTTCCTTCTTCCGCCCCTTCGCGGATCGTAAAAACGTGTCCATATCGAGTTGCGCTTTGAGTGCGCGCGCAATTTCGAGGGCGACATGTGTGGCACGGGGCGTCAGTGCGCGGCCAACTTCGCCGACCACGGTGGCTGAGGCGATTACGGCGAGCTTCTCCACATCATCCGCAAAAGATGCGAGAGGCGCGGCATGAAGTTTAGGGCGAGTCCCTGAACGCCCCCTCACTGCTGCCACGTCTTGCAAATTGCCCCTGACATCCCCTTCGAGCATCGGGATCAGACGGTGCGCGAGGCGTTTAAAGAGCACCCTCCCCGCACCGATCTCATGCAAGCGCCCTTGTTCGGTGGCGGTCTGAACATCCTCGTTGAAGATTTTTGCAGCACGGCGGACGCCGATCATTTCCCATTCAACCTGGCGGTAAAGCTGCGCTGGGTGAGGGGCTGTTTCATGTGATTTTCCGACGTCTGTTCTGAAGCCTTGTAGGGCTGAACTAGGGCTCAAGTAGGGCTCCAC